ATAAATATAAATGTATTACATTTAAGAAAGAAGCTATTGAACTACCGAGTGGCTTATCTATCCGCTACCCTAACCTTGAAGGACATGCAGACAACAAGGGTAGAGTCCAGTGGCAGTATGGTGGAGACGCTAAAAACAAGCCTAAGAAACTGTACGGTGGTAAAATAGTAGAAAATATTGTGCAAGCAGTAGCACGATGTGTCATGACGGATGGTATGTTACGGATTCAAAGGAGATATCCGTGCGTATTAACTGTGCATGATGAAGTTGTAGTACTAGTCCCCGAGTCAGAAGCTAAAGAAGCTGAAACTTGGGTATACGCGCAGATGGTCACAGAACCTAAATACATGTCAGGAATCCCTCTTGACGCTGAGACCGGCTGTGCCAAACGATACGGAGAAGCGAAGTGAAAAAACAATACGCAGTACCAAAAGAAATAAAGATAGGTAACCGCAAAATTAAAATTGCTGTGTATGACGATGTGTTTGTAGGTAGGGCTGAGTGTCGCGGGGCTTACTGTTTTACCGACCACACGATTTCCATTGCCAAGCAAGCGGCAACTCGCCAGCATAATACCTTATGGCATGAGATCACCCACGCCATTCTCTACGATATGGGCGAGAGCAAACTTAACCACAACGAGAAATTTGTTAGTGGGTTTGCAGACCGCCTTGAACAAGCTATACGGACAGCGAAATTCTAATGGATAAAATTAAGTGGAGTCATTCAGGACTCAAGGATTACGAAGGTTGTGCTCGGCGGTTTCAAGAAGTTAAAGTACTTAAAAACTACCCCTTCACTGACACAGTTCACACTATCTACGGTAAACAAGTACATGAGTCGGCTGAGTTATATATTAGGGACGGTAAAGAGTTGCCCCCCGAGCATGCATTCATGAAGCCTGTACTGGATAGCTTACTTAAGAAAGAAGGACGCAAACTTACGGAGTACGAAATGGGGGTGAGAGAAGATTTAACCCCTTGCGATTTCAAGGCAGATGATGTTTGGGCGCGCGGTATTGCTGACTTACTTATTATTGATGACGACGGCTTAAAAGCTTGGGTCATCGACTATAAGACCGGCAATAACAAGTACCCCGATAAAGACCAGTTAATTCTAATGTCGTTAATGGTCTTTGCGCACTTCCCACATATACGCCAAGTTAATTCAGCGTTGTTGTTTGTGGTTAAAGGTACGGCAGTAAAACAAAAAATGATGTTAGAAGATGTAGATTTTCATTGGTGGCGCTATCGTGAACGAGTTGCGAAGTTGGCTAGTAGTTATAGCACAGGGGTTTGGAACCCAACATCTTCTGGTCTTTGCAAGCAGCATTGTCCTGTGATATCATGCGAATTTAACGGGAAACATAAATGAGCATACACACTAAAGTCATAGTAGGTAAAAAGTACGGCAGGCTAACAGTTTTAGCGCGTGTCGGTAGCACAGCTCGCGGAGCTGCTTTATGGTCATGCCTATGTGATTGTGGAACTAAAAAAGTTCAAAGGTCTGATCAACTAACTAAAGGAACTTCTGTCAGTTGTGGGTGCTATAGGCAAGAGCAGGCTTCCCTAAGAAATAAAACGCATGGGCTGACGAACACTTTTGAGTTTAGCGTATGGACAGCAATGAAAAAACGCTGTTCTTATGAAAAGCACCCTCGGTATCACAGGTACGGCGGGCGTGGTATTACTGTTTGCAAACGCTGGGAAAAGTTTGAAAACTTTTACGCTGATATGGGTAAATGCCCAATTAAAAACGGTTCCATAGAACGAATCAATAACGATAAAGGATACATGCCATCTAACTGTAAATGGATCTTAAAAACAGAACAATCGCGCAACCGAAATTGCGTCAGAAAGGAAAATATATGACATATAAACGTGATTACAAAGCCGAGTATGCAAACTACGACGGCACAGAAGCAGTAAAAAAGAAACGCGCCCAGCGCAATAAAGCAAGACGCATGCTGGAAAAAGAAGGCGTAGTTCATAAAGGTGACGGCAAAGATGTAGACCACACCAAGCCGTTAAGTAAAGGCGGTAAGACGGTGCGAAGTAACCTCAGAGCAAAGAGTGCCAGCGCCAATAGAAGTTTTGCAAGAAAATCAGACGGCTCAATCAAATAGGAGGATATATGAGCACAAACGAAGGAGCAGGTACAGGCTATAACTGGCATACAGATGATACGGTAACTAAGATACCGTTAAGAATTCCACAACAACCCGCAATACCAGAGGCGGGTGGGATAGGCGATGTTAGTAGTACAGCCAAAGGATCAGGCGCTAGGTATAACGGAGGTAAACCGGACTTTAGTTTGATACCTTTAGTTACTCTTGAAGAAGAAGCTAGAGTATGGATGTACGGCGCTAAAAAGTACGCCGCCCATAACTGGATGAAAGGGATGCCTTGGTCTGTCCCACTAGCGTGCGCTTTGCGCCACATTGCCGCTTGGCAGGCTGGGGAAGATATTGATTCTGAATCAGGGCAAACCCATTTGGCTCACGCCATGTGTAATCTAAGAATGCTAATGCTTTATACAAACACATACCCCGAGGGTGACGACCGACCACCTAAGGAACTAATGCCATGAGTTTTACAATCATGCAGCATGATGGCACGAAAGTTATTCAATGGTTCTTTAATACAGATGAACTTATTAAATCCATGTTGGATAACCCCAGAGATGTGTATTGGAGAAATTCTTAAATGCAAATTATAGAAAACAAAGCATTAGTATTTAGAACAAGAGACCCCGATAAGTACAGCATCATACCCCGCAGTAAAGTAGTAGGTGAACAAAACGGTGTGTATGAAATGGCAGTATTTTGGGGGTTAGACGAAACTAGAGTATTAAGAAATTTAGGGGTTAAAGATGTAGTATCCCCGATAACGGCTAGATATGATTGGCCTGGTCGCCATCGTCCTTTTTCGCACCAAATAGAAACAGCATCTTTCTTAACGCTACACCCCAAAGCATTTGTGTTCAATGATCCGGGTACGGGTAAAACCCTTAGCGCCTTATGGGCGGCTGACTATCTTATGCGATTAAAGAAAGTACGGCGGTGTTTAATTCTATGTCCGCTGTCTATTATGCATGACGCTTGGATGAGTGGTATATCAAGTAGCATAATCCATAGATCCGCAATTGTGGCGCACCATGCTCAGGCTAGTCGACGTATAGAAATGGTACAAGGCGATTATGAGTTTGTAATAGTCAATTATGATGGGCTCAATCTTATTGCCGATGAAGTTGCGATGGACGGGCGGTTTGATTTGGTCATAGTAGATGAAGCAAACGCATACAAAAACTCTTCTACTAAACGGTGGAAATCGTTAAACAAAATCGTCCGTCCTGATTCATTACTGTGGATGATGACTGGTACCCCATCAGCGCAATCTCCCGTGGATGCGTATGGCTTGGCTCGGTTAGTTAATCCTTCTGGCGTCCCTAAGTTTGCTACTGCATGGCGCGATAAGGTTATGAAAAAACTAACGCAGTTTAAATGGGTTCCAAAAAGCGGTGCGGCAGAGGCAGTATTTGATGCGCTTCAACCCGCCATTCGGTTTACCAAAGAAGAGTGCACAGACCTGCCACCTGTGATTACCGTTACCCGTGAAATACCACTAACCCCACAGCAAGTCAAGTACTATAAGTTGCTTAAGGAAAGAATGGTTATGCAGGCATCAGGGGAAACCATTACTGCGGTAAATGCCGCGGCAGGCGTATCAAAGCTTTTGCAGATATCAGCGGGCGCTGCTTATACAGACGCGCATGAAGTAGTGGAGTTTGATTGCGCGCCCCGCTTGAATGTTTTGCTAGAAGTGTTGGAAGAAACCAACAGAAAGGTTATTGTCTTTGCACCATTTAGGCACAGCATTGAAACGATCCACACCTATTTACTTAAGCACAATATAGGCTCTGAGGTTATTCATGGTGACGTATCCGTAAATAAACGCACGGATATTTTTAAACGGTTCCAAACTGAACCAAACCCGCGTATACTAGTTGTTCAGCCCCAATCAGCTTCTCATGGGGTGACGCTTACCGCCGCGGATACAGTAGTGTTTTACGGCCCCGTTATGTCTGTAGAAACCTACCTACAGTGTATTGCTAGAGCAGATCGTATTGGTCAGACCAGTACAAATGTTACTGTGATACACTTGCAAGGTAGCGATATAGAAAAGCGGATGTTTGCTCAACTAGAGAAGCGTGTTGAAGGGCACGATATTCTGCTGAATTTGTATAAGGAGGAAGTTGGTTTAAATTAAAACCTATATTTAGGTTGTACAGTTGTCTGCATTTATGTATAATTATTGACAAAGGAGGAAGTATGTCAGACGAAAATATCCCGCTAGACAAACTAGCAAAAGTGTATCGCAAGATATACGCACGAGTAAACGAGCTTACGACGCAATACGAGTCACAGCTCGAAGCCTTAAAAGCGCAACAGGAAGAAATAAAGAACGCTATGAAAGATCAGATGGTGGCGCTCGGACTTCAGTCTGTAAAAACTGACGAAGGCACAATTATCCTGTCGCAAAAGACACGCTACTACACAGATGACTGGGATTCATTTAAGACATTTGTTGTAGAGCATGATGCCCTAGACTTGTTTGAGAAGCGTATTGCTCAAAAGAATATGGCGATGTTCTTAGATGAAAATCCTGGGGTTGTTCCAATGGGGTTAAACTCTATGTCCGAAGTATCAGTATCAGTACGCAAACCAACTAAATAAGGAGAAGTAAGTGGAAACATTATCCCCAGCGCAACAAGAAGCAGTAGAACAGGCGTCACGAAACATTTGGCTAGAAATTGAGCTACGCAAAACAGCTCTTGAAAGAGCAGTAAGCCACTTGTACGAAGGAGACGCATACGAAGTAACTGAAGTAGCAGAAGTATTTTTACAATTTTTACAGGTAGGCGCAGCTATTGTTAGGCCAACCGCATTTAAAGAAGGAGCAGCAACAAATGAGTAAAGAACTCACAGCATTTAACCCCACTAACTTACCTGCATTTGCTAAGAGGGTAGACCTTTCCTCCCTTGCCAAAAGCTTGGCGGGCGGTGGCAATTTTGGTAAACGCATTTCCGTTAAAGGTGGCGTATTTCGTTTAATGTCCGGCAGTGAAGAAGTTGCGGCAATTGACGACCGCCATCTTGATGTAGTTATTGTTCAAGCTGCGCCTAAGATTAGCCGTACATTCTACGCAGGTACATACGAAGAAGGTTCTACAAAAGGCCCCGATTGTTGGTCTGCCGATGGTGAACTACCAGATGCATCTGTCCGTGATCAACAGCACACTAACTGCGCATCATGCCCACAAAATGCCAAAGGTTCAGGCCAAGGTGATTCTAGAGCGTGCCGTTTTAGCCAGCGTTTAGCGGTTGTACTTGCTAACGATGTGGGCGGAGATGTTATGCAGTTAACGTTATCTGCTACATCAATCTTCGGTAAAGAGGACGGCGACAAGCGCCCATTACAGGCTTACGCTCGCTTCCTAGCTGCCCAAGGCATTAGCCCTGAGACCGTCGTGACTCGTATGCGTTTTGATACTAAAGCCGCTGTACCCAAGCTATTCTTCCAGCCTATGCGTTGGTTGACTGAAGACGAGTTTGAACATGCTCTAGCAAAGAGCGAGTCGATCGAAGCCAAACAAGCTGTTGTTATGACAGTCTCATCGAGCAACGGCACTAAGAAAGCAGCACTTCCAGGCCTTCCTGCTAAGCCAGTAAAAGAAGAAGCACCTGCCGAGGCGTTTGATGAACCTGAAAAACGTAAGCCTGCTGTTAAAGTATCGGCTGTTCCAGCAAAGAAAACTGGAGACCTAGCGTCTGTAGTTGATTCGTGGGATGCAGACGACGAGTAATTAGTTTTGGGGGGAACGTGCAAGTCGGCTCGGCGACTCTAAATAGCCTGTACTGTATTTATTTTGATACTCCTGTTAAGCGCACAAGTACCCCCACCCTTAAACCAACGAGAATAATAATATGGCTTACTCAGAAACAATACGACAGTCCACCGCCAAGGCGGAAAAGACCCTAGGCAATCAGCTGGGTCGATGGGCTATCAAATTAAATTTCCCTGTAATTAAGATTTCAGAATATACAGGCGCAACAAGACAGACGGTTTATAACTGGTTTTCCGGAACCGAAGTAACCCCATCATACAGAACAAGCGTGACCAATCTGTTACGCATATTACAAACTAGCACAACAGTTGAAGAGGCGATGAAAAAATGCTCACAATACAAATAAAGGAAACATTACACCAATCAAACCAAATAACTAACGGTTAACCGAAGGAGCATCATATGAAGTCGCAGGAATTCCTAGCGACTGTGCTTCCGTCTTCGGGTAAATATTGCGCCTGCGAACTAAGCACAGCTAAAAAAGAACACGTGTTTGTTGACACGATTGATGAGCTGTATAGCAAAGCTACACAGTTTAGTGGTGAAGGCTTAAATGCTTTTTATGCGCTAGCATCATTCAACGCAAGTGGCAAGCGATTAGCCACGGATACTGTAAAAATAAAATCTTTGTTCCTCGATATTGATTGTGGGGAAGGAAAGGATTATGATACTCAGAAGGAAGCTGCGGCGGCCCTGCATACATTTTTGTCTTCAACTTCGTTAGACAGCCTCGGAACCCCATACATCGTATCTAGTGGCGGCGGCATACACGTATACTGGCCGTTTACAGAAGAAGTTGATATCGCTGTATGGAAACCTGTAGCAGAAAACCTTAAGCGCCTGTGCAAGAAAGAAGGCCTACGCATTGACGCTATGGTAACTGGCGATGCAGCTCGAGTACTACGTGTACCTGATACACAGAACTACAAACAAGAAACCCCCCGCGCCGTATCAATCCGCGTTGTCGGGACTACGTTTGATTTCAATACTTTATCTACGGTCATCAAAGAAAAGGTC